TGCGTGTACGCTTAAAGACTTAGAAGAACAGGGGATGAAGGCATTAACTAAGTTGTTAGACGCTGACCCCCCATACTATGAGACAGCTAATGATATGAAACCTGCTACACCTAACCATACTGTTAGGGTGAAGTGGGAGAGTAGTGCAGTTAAAGAAAGAGTAATGAAAAAAAATATTAAACGAGGAGGAAATGATGAGAGTAAACAAAGAAAATAAACCAAAGATTGAAAGGTATATAATCAAACAATTTGACACGATTGTTAAAAAGAGGGGAAACAATATGATTTCTTTAATTGATTTATGGGATACACAATTTAAGGTTGAGGATAAGTTCCATGTTACTGATTATATGAGCCAAAAGATAACAAACGAGATATTGTTTAGAGGAAACCATGAGTAAATTAATAATAGATACTACTGATATCGACGTAGATGATGTGAGCTGTCTGAAACAATATCTACGAAATGAACGTTGGGATTGGGAAGAAGAAATTGACAGTACCAATTATGCAAACACTGAGGAGGAAGATGATGAGTAGTAGTACAGGAGAGTGGTGTTGTACTGAGTGTGGCTCATACAATGCTTACCAAGAAGACTTTAGTGATGATGAAGTAGGACACATTATGGGTTGCGAAGACTGTGGCTACTATGATGTGTATAGAGAAGATGCAGAAACAGAAGAAATAATTGAGGATTATCAAGGTTACGACCACGATTATGCACAAGATGATAAAGATAACAAGGAGGAAAACAAATGAGTGATATAAAAGTTAAACACGAAGGGAGGGAATACATACTAGGCTCACCTGAATATTACAGGTCTTTCATTGAGGAAGAAAAAGAAACACCAAAAATGTTACAAGATAAAATGTTAAATGTTTTAATTGCAGACGGTTGGTGTGAGACTTTAGGAGTCAAACCTTACTGGTCTTTCAAAAAGAACTTGATGATTGAATACTTTGACAGGGCGTTCCCAAACCATAAGCGTAGCATATTAAATGCTAGGCTCAATGAACTAATGAAAGAGGGGGTTATAGCTAAGTCTATTAAGTACAAAACTAAACCATACTTAATCAAAGGGAGGTGTTGGGACAGTAGAGTTAAGCAAATAGAACGCACTGATTCTAACCCAGTGGTTCAAGTAATTATGGGTGATGACCCAGCCATGAAGAGAAGATTGATTTCAGATTGTCTCAACAATGGTTATTCAGGAGACTTAGATATATGAAACACAGTAAGGAACACCAGTTAATACTGGATAGAGTAATGGAATATGTAATGTTGATTGGCATACCAACAAAGCCTGAGCAACGCAAGATAGAAAGTTATCTTGATGTTGCACTGGACGGCTCAACTAGGTACAAAGATTCGGAGGTAGCCTTCAAGCACCTTTGTGATTTAGTCCAAGACTATTATGGTTGGGTTGACCGAGAGCAAACCGAGACGGCTGTTGATATGTTAGTTGATAGTGTTGGTATGAGTGCCAAGAAGAAAAGGAAGGAGAGATTACATTGAGTAAAGGAGACAGACAACGTAAGTCTCAAGTCCCTGACCATAAGGTTAGGGACAACTGGGACAGGATATTTAAAAAGAAACCAAAGAAGGAGAAAGCAAATGACAAGAGCAATATGGATTGATTGGTTGAAACAAAAACAGGAGGAACAAGAACAATTTATAGATGAAGTTTGTGAGATTGCGTTTGGCGATTCAGCAAAATGCGTTCGCTTCGCAACAGGCAAACCTAGAGAATTTACTAAAGAAGAAGTATTGGAAAGGCTAAGGGAGTTTAGCGACAATGCTTTGAAGTGGGAAGAAAGAGAATAAAATAAATTAGTAAAACATAATTAGATATGTTATGCTAGAGGAGTAATGTGGTACAAATATGAAATGGTTTAAACACAAGAGTGATAGCCACCAGTCATCAAGATTAAGAATGGCTAGTGGCGACAACTTCCTGCAAGGCTACGGATTCTACTTCTGTATAGTAGAAATGGTAGCCATGCGTGTTGAAGATGTAGACAAACCGACAGTAGTTTTCCAAACAAGTTATCTTAAAGCCATGTTAGGTGGCATTAATGCAAGGACTTTGACAAAACTATTGGCAAACTTTGAGGATAGTGGACTGATACTGAGTAAGAACTTTGAGAAAAGTATTCAAATCACAGTGCCTAAACTCAAGGAAATACAGGACAATTACACAAGAGCAGTACGAAGCAACTACGGAGAGACTGATAAGAATGTACGTCCTAGAATAGATAAGAATAGAATAGATAATAATATAAAAGAAAAGATTAGTGTTGCTGATAATGAAGCAGAAAGAATTAAATTATTAGGAGGTAGTGATGAAGTATAACCCAATGACAGACTTTGTATGTTATGCAAGGGCTAAGTACGGAGATGAACTAACAACTTGTTATAAGCATAATGAGTTTGTATGTGAATGGAATAAAGAAGGTATAGATAAACACCCAGTTGATTGCCATGAGGACAGGGCATTAACAGGTAAGTCTGAGACAGGATGTACACCTTCAGAACAAACTATAATTGATAGGAGGAAGTAGTGTTATCTGATAAAGATATAGGCAACTTCTTTGTAATGATGCACTCAATGTTCGGTCATAAGTTTAAGTCGTCATACGGTAGTGCTGTTGATAGCAAGGGCAGTATCACAATGACGGCTAAGATATGGAAGAAGACATTGAACGGCATACCACACATTAAAGATGTTATGGGAGATTTGTTTCACCCTGACTCGCCACTTATGGAGGGTAAGGACTGGTGTCCTGACTTGAGAGAGGTCGTGCAGGTATGCAAGAAGTTATCTGACAAGAAGATTAAAAGTCTAGCTCACTTGAAAGAGATAGAAGACTTTAAGAAGCTGGGCTACAAACCAAGAGACCCACTGGAACACAGACCCAATAAGATATTGAAAGAGTTTATGGACAACGTGGAAAAAAAGAAACTAAACAGTAGAGGTAGACGTGAAAAAGAAAGTAAATAAAACTGAAGAGGTATTGAAGCACCTAAAAAAGAAAGGCGAGATAGATAGTTGGACAGCAATCACAAAGTTCAAAGCAACAAGATTGTCGGCTATCATCTTTAACCTTAAAGCTAGGGGTTATAAGATAACTACTAGAGATGAGATTAATAAAGAGACTCAATGCAGGTATGTGGTATACATGCTTGAGTATAATATAGGTGGGAGAAAATGAAGGTAACTTATGAAGAACACGGTGATATTAAAACAGAAGACATTGATGAATACGGAGACAAAATTATGAGTAGATATGCTAACGGAAAATACTTTGAGGTAATTGAAATGATACAAAGCTCAGGCAAGGATTACAGCAGGGCTAATGCTATTAAATTATTAATAGATGTAGGTATGAGTATGAGTGAGGTAACTGAGTTTCTTAATGACTTGGAGCAAAGGTGGGACATGGAAGCTGAAGGTCTTGCAGAACAACAAAGGGAGCAGGAACATAGCTAAGAAACCTAATCTTGCTAAACGGAAACACTATCAAGCAGTGGTGTCGGTAGGCTGTATCGTCTGCCGACTTCACTATGGGGTTCATTCTGACCCATGTATACATCATCTGACTGGAGCTGGTATGGGGAAGCGTGATGAAGATAGAGTGATAGGGCTGTGCCATGAACATCACCAAGGAAACACTGGGGTACATCACAACACCAAGGTTTTTGAAGAGAAGTTTGGGACGCAAGAATATCTACTAGAGGAAATGAATAAATTAATAATCAAATGATGTTTGATTATTTGTTTGTTTTACTATACTATAGTAGGAAATAAACACCTTCCGTGGTGGGAGGATTTAAGGGTAGGCAGACCATAAGCTGTCTACCCACAATCAAAGTAACGGAGGTTACATATGAGCAAACTATTAACAGCATTGAACGAGTTTCAAAAACTTAGTGTCAGTGCATCTAAAGGTGGTACTAACCCACACTTTAAATCGGAGTACAGTACATTGGAAAATGTGATTAGTGCAGTCAATCAAGGCAGTCAGTTTGGTCTTGTGTTTACACAAGAAGTAAACTTTACAGATGACATGCAAGTCTTTGTAGAAACCAGCATAAGACATATTGATACTGCTGAATCTATTAAATGTAAAGTGCCAGTCTTTTGTAAAGACATGACTAACCCACATCAGTTAGGGTCAGGCATAACCTATGCAAAAAGATACGGACTACAATCTTTATACGGTCTTCCTTCGGAGGATGATGACGGCAACAAAGCTGTGGGCAACAGTCCCAGTGGCAAGGCTGTCAATGATAAGCCAAAGAAAGTTGTAGATAATGAAACCAAAAAAGATATAGGGGGAGACCTTGAGAAATTAGAAAAGAATCTAAAGAAAGGTAAACCTATGGGAGTAGAGGAACTTGGGCAAAGCATATAACCTAAGAGCCAGTATGATTTCTAGGGTGATAGGCATGGATGCTTATTGCTCTAGGCAAAATCACTTCGAGATACTGGTCGGTAACAAAGAAGACAAGCCTGTCAATGAAGAGTATGTAGCACACGGTAATGAGTGTGAGAAGTACGGCATAGCACAGGTAATGATAACAACAGGTGAGCTGGTTCGTAACTGTGGTAGCGAACTGTTAGGGGAGCAGAAGAATACAAGCTATGTTTATATAGGCAATAAAGAAACACAAGTTTCTTTTTCATGCACACCTGACGGCTACATAGGAGAAGAAAGTTTGGTGGAAGTTAAAGCACCTTACTTTGTTCAGGATGATTTTGATAAGTATATCCAAAGGTATTTACCTCAAGTATATTTTCAACAGCATTTAACATTTAGAAAGCACACTTACTTCTGTATATATCAAATGGGAAATTCTAAAGTCTTTAGTATTCCTTACAACAAAGATTATGTAGATAACTTTATGCTTCCAAAAGTAAAAGAGTTTGCTAACTATCTTCTTGTAGGGGAGTTAGATAAAAACTTTAAGACTAAAAGGAACAGTAAAGAAGACTTTATATATAAAGGCAAGTGTCCTTACACAGAGATTACTAATGTAAAGAAGGTGGCTAATGTTTAAACTACCTCAGTTAGAATTGGAACAAGCCCTAGACTATCACGCTAAACTGGTAGAACTTAGGGCTAAGGCTACTGCTGATGTATATAAATACACAAAGAAAAGGGAGGTTGCTTTCTCTTTGGCTCTAATTAATACGGCTGAATTAAAAGCAACACAACCTATGAGAGAAGCAATAGCAAACACAGATGAAGACGTTATTAAATATAACGACTTGATTGCTGATGCAAAAGAATCCGAGTCATTAACGACTGGAAAAATAAATAACCTAGAACACAAGCTCAGACTCTTTCAAACTGTAAGTGCAAATGAAAGAAGAGAGAAGGGGTTCTATCAACAGAACGGAGACTAAGTAATGGATAAGATAACAATTAAATTATTTTTTAATGAAGTATACAACGATGTTATATCGGTGTTATTTAAACAGATGAACATACACAAGGAGACTGAGGGTACTAACCCTAAGCCTATAGGAAGCAATGCAAAGTTTACAGCATATGAAGACTTTGTTATAAAGAAAGGAGAGACTTATGACATCTCTTTATGGGGACAGTTTGATGAGGACAAAGGATATCAGTCAGCAAACATACAAATAAAAAATGCAAAGGAGTAATCAATGGCAAAGGATTGGAAAGCAAACTGGGACAGGTGGTACGGAAACCCTGAGAACCGTGCCAAGAAACTTGCATACTCTTTGAAGAGGTATAATGAAAAGAAAGAGTTTCTTTTAGAACAAAAGAAAAAAAGAATTGCTAGTGAAACACCTGAACAAAGAGAAGACAGGCTTAAAAAAATGCGTGAGTATTCTAGCCAAAGATACAAAGCAAAGACTGTAAAGGAGTTAGAAGACAACGAATGAACTGTTGGCACTGCAACACGGAACTAATATGGGGAGGAGACCATGATGTTGAAGATAGTGAGGAACATTCTATCGTAACAAACCTATCATGCCCCAACTGTGGTTCTTATGTAGAAGTTTATTATCCAAAGGAGGACTTAAATGAATGAAGTAAAACCAAAGAATTCTAAAGGCGAAATTACTTTAGAATTTTTTTACACACACTATTCTGCAAAAGAAAGGCAACAAATAGTACAAGGAACTTACCTTAATGTTTTAGAAGATTATGAGTTGGACACATGGATTCCTTATAATTATAAATGGAAGGGAATTTTAAATTCTTATACAAGAAAATATCCTGCACATCATGTAATTAAAGCTATACATACAGCAGAATATTATCTGCAAGAAAGCGAGTATCATGACAACAAAAAAACAATTAAAAACTTTACAAAAAAAATTGGAGGTATACTTCACAATAGAAGTCTTGAGAAATGAAACTAGAGATGCTAACACTACTACTACCTAAGACGGTAGACATGACAGCGATAGGCATGGGTAAGTCTCACGACAGTGTTACTGCCGAGGATATTAATACTGCCTTGTCTTATTCAAACCTGAGTAAAGATGAGGTAGCTATTATCATGGCTAAGTTTTTAAATGACAATCAATCCAGGTCAGATTTGTTTTATTCTTTTTATACAAATGCGTTGGATATTTTTAAAGGCGTAAAGTTAAAGAAGGGAGACAATATAATCAGAACTATTATTGATTGCTGTCTTGTTGAATCTTTATTACAGGCGTGTCCGTTTTGTAATGGGGTGGGGCAGAATGTATTTAATAATACGATAGAAAAATGTAACCATTGCAAAGACGGTATGTTTATCTTTGATGATGATTCAAGAATGATAATGATGGATTTAGATATGCCTACATTTAAAACCATTAAGAATGGTTATGATAAAATTATGTTAAAACTTAGAGACCTTGAAGATTCAGCGTTAGAAAAACTTAATGCTTAACTTTAACTTCCTCGTCTTCATCTTCTACAGGTATAGCAGGTATACCTTCGGCTAAGTCAGGTGCAATGCTTGGCATTTTAGTCATTAGAGTTCTTAACTCTTTGACTAGTTCTTCATCTGTCTTAGAACTTACATCATCAACGCTTAGGTTAATGTTTTGTTGTGAGTAATTCCCTAGCTCAAGCAATAGTTTTGCCGTGTTAAGTTTGACCGAGTCTTGTTCTGAGTTGACCAACAAATCTTTTAACACATTGATTGCTAAACTAGAGGTAGAAGTAATCTTTAATTCATTGATACTTCTTATTTCTTTATCATACTTTTTCTTTAGCCAATAGCCATGCTGACTTGGGTTCTTTGTATACCCTGCTTTCTTTGCTGATGCTGTTGCGTTAGACACTGTGTCTCCACTGGTCATGTATTCAACAAACATCTTTTCTTTTTTTTCGTCTGCTACTCTCATCTTATTGTCCTAATGGGTTGTCTGACCTTGCTTTCATCTCATTAACTTTAGCATTTAATACTGCTATCTCAGCTTTGTTAATGGCAATGTCTGCTGTCAACGGTTTAATATCTACTGATTGTTTAGATTCTAGTACCTGTACTCTCTCTATTAACTTGCCCTGGAATATAGCAAACCCAAGTAATGTAATTATGAGTGAGCCTATCCCAAGCCATTCTTTAACTCCCATATTAATATCCTCTTATTTGTTTTAAATGTTCTTGTGTTCTTATAACTTCATCAATACTTTTCTGAATGTTTGTTTGACGTTGTGCCATAGAGTCGTTGTAAACACTTTGATTCTCAACATATATATCTCGCAAATCAACATATTCTCTTTGGTCATCATAACTACCTCCATCAATATTTAATTGATTGTTAAATATATTATTGTTGGTTTTACTATAACTGTCAAGAGACACTGGGCTTTGCATTGCTTTAGCTACTATCAATGAAGTAGCAATTAACCTTTGGTCTACTCGCTTAATAGTTTCGTTGACTTTCTTTTCTATAGCTTCTATTGAAATAGTTTCAGTATTGACTGTAGTGTTTCCACTATCCCTGCTTTCTTCCACCTCATTATCTCGGCTTTCGAGGGCATCTTCTCTTGAAGCAACTGTCTCAGTTCCTCCATTTCCTGATTCACTATCTGTTG